AGCTCGTGCCGATCTTACAAAATTTGAAGATGACAGAAGCGATCAACTTGAAAACAAAATGAAAATATCTGAAGAGTTTAATTATAATTTTGTCATCGTAGAAATGTTAAAAGACACAGGAATTAAGACAAAGATTATCAAGCAGTATTTGCCTGTTATGAATAAACTAGTCAATCAGTATTTACAAATACTTGACTTCTTTGTTCACTTTCATCTTGACGAATCATTTCAAGAAGTAATTCGTTCTCGTCATAGAGATGAATTTACTTATGATTCATTTAGTGAAGGTGAAAAACAGAGAATTGATTTGGCTCTTCTCTTTACTTGGAGACAGGTAGCAAAGATGAAGAACTCTGTATCAACTAATCTTCTCTTACTCGACGAAACTTTTGATTCAAGTCTAGACCATGATGGCGTAGAAAATCTACTTAAGATTCTTTACACTCTTGGTGATGATACAAATGTATTTGTTATTTCTCATAAAGGTGAAATCCTTGATGGTAAGTTCAATAATAAAATTGAATTCGTAAAAGAAAAAAACTTTAGCAAGATGAAAAATAACAGTGTACAAGCTAATGAACTTGTGTTATAATATACTTATCTTTTGGAGGATATATAATGGAACTAAATGAAAATACCTTAAATGTCTTGAAAAATTTTTCGGGTATCAATCCGAATGTTTTGATTCGAGAAGGTAATACTGTAAAGACAATTTCAGAAGCGCGCAACGTTGTTGCAACTGCTGTTGTTGAACAAGAATTTCCTCAAGACTTTGGCATCTATGATCTTTCTGAGTTCATTGGTGTTCTTGGTCTTGTTGATATTCCTCGGTTAAAATTTGCCGAAGAATATGTTACGATTGGTGATTCCACCGGTCGGACAAAAGTTAAGTACTTCTTCTCACCAGAAGAAACCTTAACCACCCCTCAGAAAGACATCATCATGCCTGAAAGCGAGGTGAAGTTTACACTGACTAATGATACACTTAGTAAAATCAAGAGAGCTGCATCCGCTCTTGGTCATGACGAAGTGTCTATCACTGGCAAAGATGGTGTAATTAGTCTTTCTGTTGTAGATAGCCAGAACTCAACATCGAATGCCTTTTCGATCGATATCGATGGCGAGTATCCTGATGGAGTAGAATTTACTTTTATGCTTGGCATCTCAAATCTAAAAATCATAACAGGTGATTATGATGTAGAGATCTCAAGTAAACGTATTTCTCGATTCACACACAAAGAACTAAATGTTCAATATTGGATTGCATTAGAAAAAACATCTTCGTACGGAGTTTAAGATGAGTGATAAAGAACCAGATCAATATGATCATCTGTTGACGTTGTCAAATCAAGTGTCACGTTCAACAGTCGCAGTTATTGATGCCATGACACAACGTGGTGCAGTAAAAGGCGAAGAAATGTCAACAATTGGTAAATTGCGTGATGACGCAATTCAAGTTATTCAAGTTGTTGAAAACATCCAACAAGAAAAGGCAATGGAAGAAGATCAATAAACTGTTTACACCGCTTGTGAACTTTGTTATAATATATTATGTGAGGTGTAAATATGTCTAATGATTATCTATGGGTCGAAAAGTATCGTCCTAAAACTATTGCTGAGACTATCTTACCAGATAATCTCAAACAAACATTCCAAAAGACCGTAGATACTGGTGAGTTGCCTAATATGCTTCTCACTGGTACTGCTGGTCTCGGTAAAACTACTGTCGCGAAAGCCATGTGTAATGAACTGGCGCTCGACTATATTATTATCAACGGTTCGGAAGAAGGTAACATTGACACGCTTCGAACCAAGATTAAACAATTTGCTTCTACAGTTTCTTTACAAGGTGGATACAAAGTTGTAATACTTGACGAAGCAGATTATCTCAATCCACAATCCACACAACCTGCACTTCGTGGCTTTATCGAAGAGTTTGCAAATAACTGTCGATTTATTCTTACGTGTAATTTTAAGAATCGTATTATTGAACCACTTCATTCTCGCTGTGGTGTCTATGAATTCAATACATCTAAGAAAGATATGGCTCAACTTGCTGGTAACTTTATGGAAAGAGTCACAGCAATCTTAGAAGCTGAAAAAGTTGAATACGATAAAAGAACTGTTGCAGACTTAATTATGAAATTTGCGCCTGATTGGAGGAGGGTACTCAATGAACTACAAAGATATTCTGTTTTGGGGTCTGTGGTGGGGTCTAATGCTAGCACTGGTAGTGGAGCCTTTGACAACCTTTTTGCTTTTCTAAAAGAAAAAGATTTCAAAAGAATGCGTTCATGGGTTGTAAACAATATAGATACAGATGCAGCCGCTATTTTTCGCGGTTTGTATGATCAAATGAATGATAAAGTACAGCCACAATCGGTGCCACAGCTTGTATTGATCCTTGCAGATTATCAATATAAAAATGCATTTGTAGCTGATCACGAACTTAATGTAGTTGCCTGTCTTACGGAGGTTATGGCTAATGTCCAATTTAACTAATTTTATTGAAGAATATACTATTTCAGATTCTGTCTGTGATGAATTTTTAGACTATTATCACGCTAATAAAGATGAACAGTATGAAGTAACATCTCCTGATAAATCTATCACTGCCACTTATCTTACTATTGGACCTAAAGATTATAATTTATTTGATAATTTTTTCAGCGATTTTGTAAAAAAAGTTGATGGCTATGTTGAAGATTATATTTTTTCCAAGCAAGGTGAACAGAGATCCTTTGGAAGTTGGGCTTTAACAGAGCCTTTTAATATTCAACATTACGCTCCTGGACAAGGTTACGGCGCGGTACATTGTGAAAGACAAACGTTTAATGATGGTCCACGTTTTTTAGTTTGGATGTTATACCTAAGTGATACTCCTAACGCAGGCACAAAATGGATTCATCAAGACCATACAACTGAATGTAAAAAAGGATCGCTGGTTATTTGGCCTTCAGACTTTACGCACTTACATACGGGAATTCCGTCTATGAATGATGATAAGTATATTGCTACAGGCTGGGTTAGTATGATTCCTGATGCGGCAGCTACGGGATGGATGAATGCAGCATGATGCATGTTAAATTAATTTTGTATACTCAAAACGATTGTGTATATTGCGAAACTATGAAGATGAAACTTGAAAATTGGGGCTATACTTGGGATGAAGTTAATCTCAATAAAATGCCAGAACAAAAAGCCTTTATGAAAGAGCAAGGCCATAAAACTGTGCCTCAGCTTTATTGGAATAATAAACACTTAAATAAAGTTAGCACACATGAGTTTACTAAAGAACTTATGGAAGAACAAATGGAGTGGGATAACTATGTGGGCGGAGTGGAAAGCTTTAGATCGATCCGATAAGACTAGTTTAATATTAACATTGCAAGTTGCTATTATTTCTAGTTTTTTCTTAGACTTTACCGGTATGATATTGATAACCATACCACTTTATATTTTTCTTCGTTATGTACAAAGACCATGGAGTAAACACGATGACAAATCCGTTTCAATATTTGAACGCCATAAATGATACCAAACAAGATCTTATGGTTGACGATATAGCTGAAAAAAGTTATAATTCTTTTATGGTAAATCGCGGCCTTTCGTATTTTAAAGATACTGTTCTATTTGCAAATGAGATGAATCGCCACCATCATCTTGACAGCCGTTTACAATTTGACTTTCTTATAAATATAATCAGAAAGCGTAAAAGGTTTTCCAAATGGATCAAACCTGATACTCTGAGTGACGTGGAAGTAGTTAAGGAATATTATGGCTATAGTAATCAAAAAGCCCGCCAAGTCTTGACCCTTCTCACATCTGAACAGATTAATGATTTAAAGAAGAAGGTTTATAAAGGTGGAAGAAAATAATATTGTCGAATGGACACCAGCGTCAATGCTGGAAATAACGTTGAACGAACCTGACGATTTCCTTAAAGTAAGAGAAACACTAACACGTATCGGCGTAGCATCTCGTAAAGATAAAAAGTTATTTCAGTCTTGTCATATATTACATAAGCAAGGCAGGTATTTTATTGTGCACTTCAAAGAGTTATTTCTACTTGACGGTAAGAAATCAAACTTAGAAGAAAATGATCTTGCACGTAGAAATACTATTGCACAACTTATGTCTGATTGGGGACTTATTTCTATTGATTCTGGTCTTAAAGTTGAATCCCTAGCTCCGATGAGGCAGATTAAGATTATTCCTTATAAGGAAAAAAATGATTGGGAATTGTGTCCTAAATATAATATCGGAAATAAAAAGTGAAAAATGATATAGTATTTTTTAACAGTATGCCTGGAGTGGCTACTGCTTATCCTATTGTAAAAGCCGGCGAAATTAATTTTAAGTGGGTAGATAAGGTAAGAGCTAGTTACAAGCATTACATTAAAAGTCCTCAGTTTAATGAAGAAAGTAATGTTAATAAACACTCTCATGTTAGAAGATGCCCAGGTATATTTGAAATACTTGAAGCTGGATATATTGTAAGACTTCCATATGATATAAAAGTGTATGCTGATAGGGAGAAGCAAAAGCTTCATCACACCTTACCTCAGCCAGCATTTGCGCAAGTTTTAGATGTTGAATCTATAATTCATCCAAACAGCGGAATACCAGGAATTGAAAAACTAAATCTTAAAATTGCTACTGGCTGGGAAGTTTTATCACCTGTTAAATTTTTAATTATACCTATTCCCTATCCTGACGGCGAACCTCCAATTGAATCAAGTATTGGAATATTGGATCCATCGTTCTCATCAGAAATTAATGTACAAGGATGGTGGAACGCTGATGGTGAAGTACTGCTGCCGGCTGGCATGCCTCTTATGCAACTTATTCCTCTTACTGAAAAAAATATGAATTTAATTTGTAGAGAAGCAACTGTCTCAGATATTAGATGGAGTAACGCTAAGAAGTATTTACAGCAGCATACATTTTCTTCACCAATAGCAAAAAAAGTAATACAAAAAGTATATCAACAATTTTGTTTGTGATATAAATAGATTCGGATGCCGCATACTGCGGGTCCATTTTAACCTTGCATAAGTCATGGAGGTACATATGACTGGAACATTCGCATACCCGCGAAACGCCTTTTTGGGTTTCGACCACATCTTCGATCAGCTTGAGAACATTCACAAGCATGCGAAGGATACCTATCCACCACACAATGTTGTAAAAGAAGAAGAACTTAAATACTCTTTGGAACTTGCAGTGGCTGGATTTAAACAAGAACATATTGACATTGAAGTAAAAGATCACGTTCTAACGATTGCTGGTAATAGACCGGCACGTAGAAATCAAGATATGTATGTTCACAAAGGTATTAGTGCTCGAAACTGGAATAAGTCATTTAGACTGTCTGAATATACAGAAGTCACTGGAGCTGATCTAACGGATGGAATCTTAACTGTCGGACTTGAAGTTGTCCTTCCGGAAGAAAAGCGGCCTCGTAAAATTTCAATCACGAAACACGAGGAATTAACAAATGACCACTCTCGCACTAAAAAACTTAAGTCTGCCGAACCCGCTTAAAGCGGTTACCGGTTTCTTCGCATCAGTCGGCACAGCTATGCAGATGTCCCGCCAAATTGCAGCTAATGAGCAAATCGCTCGAGTGCTGTTAATTGAATATCCGGAGCATACGTATTACAGTCTATTGGCTGAGCTTAACCACAAAACTATGGAGGCATATAAAAAGAATGTTTAAATTTTTAAAAAAATTCTTTGTGGTTGATATTCAACCATCTAATCCATGGCAACACATGGCTCGGCCACTCAAATACAGAGAGTATCAATATACTCTTTCAGAACTTGAGCGTCGACTTAATGCTGAAGTAAATGGATTTGGAACTAGATATTAAGTTAGTATAAATAAAAGGGAACAGCTTATGTTGTTCCCTTTTAACGTAGGAGGTAATATGCAAGGTCCACCACGCTATTGTAAAAACTGTGGTTGTAGATGCCATTGTTTAACAACAGAATGCATGACATGCATTAACGATGTTTGTAATAGATGTGATTGCGAACAACCTTTAAGAGATTTACCTGACTCATTTACTTTGGAGAATACATGATGAGAAATAGTTTTAGTAACGTACAAGAAAATCGTAGAAAAAATTATATAAAAGTTCGTATCAGCCAGCTCATGGACGATATGAATAAAGCACATGACCAGCATGATAAAAACTGGTATAATCGTTTAATTCAAGAACTTAACTGGGTTCAGCAAGCAGATAGCAAGCCGGACCGTAACTGCTATATGGAA